ATATATGATATGGATACGGGTACTGGTAAAACTATTATGGGTTTAGAACACCACCAAAAGTTTTACAAAGACAAAAAGCTACTAATAGTAGCCCCAGCGTCTAAAATAAACGAGGGTGGCTGGCAACGTACTATTGCCGAACACTACCCACAAATTGAGTATGATACTTGTACCTATAATATGCTAAACAAAAAATACCAAGACTATAAAAACTACTTTGTAATCTTTGACGAGTGCCATAGGTTAAAAAACTCGACTGGAGTTTGGGGTAAAGCTGGTTATAACTTAACCAAAATAGCTAGTGGTTTTATTCTACTAAGTGCTACACCTATGCCGAACGGCTGGGAGGATAGTATCAACTACTTTAAGATGTTTAACTACACACCAAATAAAACGACATTTATACGTAATGAGGCTATAACATCTATGGATATGGGCTACCTAGAAATAATAGGCTGGCGTAACCCAAATAAATTACTAAATATGTGGCACGGTATAAGCCGACGTTTAAATAAAGCCGACGCTACCGACTTACCACCTTTAGTATTTGAGGACGTACACTTTAAGCCTAGTAACATTTATAAGGTAATTAAAAAAGATAGAATATACGACGAGACCTTTTACGATAATCAAATGAAATTAAGACACGGTCTAAGATTATATACCAACTTAGATAGTAAAATCGATTATATACGAGAGTTTATAGAAAACACTAACGATAATATAATTGTATTTTATAACTATGACGAGGAGTTAAAACTCTTACAAGATAATATTACTAAAACGACTTACGTATGTAACGGACATCAAAAAAATTATCCTAAAAAGGACGAGTGGGATAGCATAAAAAATACTGTTACACTTGCTAACTATAAAAGTGGTAGCGAGGCTGTTGAGTTTACTTACGCTAATATAATAGTTTATTTTAGCCCAACGGATAGCTACACCGAGTTTTACCAGTCATACGGTAGATGTTACCGTAACGGTCAAACTAGAAAAGTAACAGCTTATAAGTTTGTTACTGATAATAGTATTGAGGCTGATATTTATACAGCACTCGATAATAAACAAGACTTTAATATAAGTCTTTGGGAAAAACAAAATAATTTAATAATAGATAAGGAGAAAAATTAAAATGGATAAAGAATTAAAAGAAATGTTAAATAATTTAAAGGAAATGCTAGAAATAGCAACAAGTAACGATTTTGATAAGGCTAAAGAAAAGTTTAGCGAAATAATGGACGAGGCTTTAAAACAACCTTGTAAGATAACAGTAGAAAAGAATAAAAAAGGCGAGGCTAAAATGGGTGTTGAGGGTCAAAGACTAGCGTTGCTAGTAACTTTAGCTGGAGCTGAAAAAGGTATCTTAAAACAATTAAAATGCAATAATGACGAGTTTGAGTTTATTAAACAGTTTGTAGGTACAAGGGAGGCTGGCGATAATGAGTAACCCTAACGTAACAATAGACCGTAACAAATATGTTGGTGGTAGTGATTTACCTAGTATCTTAGGTCTAAATGCTAAATATGGTACAAGCGTATTTGAGTTTGCTAAACAAAAAGCGGGTATCATACCTAACCCATTTAAAGGTAATCAATTTACTAAATACGGTCAAGTAATGGAGCCAGTTATAAGAGATTATATAAACGCTAAATATCAAGTTAATTACTTAGAGGATACTACCGTTGATAGTGAGCGTGGATATAGAGGAAATACTGACGGTATCGACCGTAACGCTGATATACCAATATTAGAGGTCAAGACTTTTGGCGACGAGTTAGACGTAGAATACTACGCCCCACAATGTCAATTTTATATGGAGACTTTTGACGTAGACGCCGTTAGACTTGTAGGATACAAAAGACCAGCTGACTTTTATACTGGTATGGACTATGACTTAGAAAATGACGACAGCTACTTTAATTATGAGTTTGACGATAATAGACTTGTTGAACACGTTATCAAAAGAGATAAAAAGTTATGGGAAAAAATCGAGGAGCGTATCGTGGCATTTAAAAACGCTGTTAATGAGTTAAAAGCTAATAATGATATGAGCGAGGACGATTTTAATAATATCTTTTATGGTAATGATTTAGTAGCGTTGAGTAATAAGGTAGCGGTATTAGAGAATACACTAGCAAGCTACAAAAATATTGAAAAAGAATACAAAGACGTTAAAGAGCAATTATATAAAGTCTTTGAGGATAAGGGTTTAATTAGTGTAGACTTTGGAAATACCAAAATAACAAAAGTAGCTCCTACATCTTACGATACTGTAACAGTAGATACAGCTAAACTAAAAGACGAGGAGCCAAACATCTACGAAAAATACAAAATCACAAAAACAACTAATCGTAAAGGTTATGTGTTAATAACAATTAAGGAGGTAGATAAAAATGTTATTACCAGCAAATAAACCAAAAGATAAAGATATTACACCTAAGGTATTCTTTATATGGGGTCAAAGTATGAGCGGTAAAACGTACTTGGCTCGTCAATTTCCTAGCCCAGTAATTATAAATACTGACGGGAACGCTAAAAAAGTTGATACCCCTAGCGTAGAGGTGTACGACTTTGAGACTTTTGTAAAAGTTTTAAATGAAATTGAGGAGGGTAAACACGAGTTTAAAACTATCATAATTGACCTAATCGACGACGTTAAAACAATGCTACAAAATTATGTGTGTAAAAAATACGGCGTAGACGACGAGGGCGAGGTGCCTTATGGTAAAGGTTATCGTGATGTAAAAATGACTTGGCAAAAGTTAATGGTTAGACTAAATCAATTACCATACAACGTTATATTTATTAGCCACGTTGTAGAAATAAGCGAGGATAACCAAACAGTAGAACGTCCAAGCCTAGAGCAAAAATACTACAATATGTGTATGGGGCGTTGCGATATGTCTATCAAATGTAGAAAAATTGGACAAACTTACTTACAAATGTGCGACAGTAAACGTGATAACTACATAGAGGCTGATGTTAAGGATAAAGATGTATTAAAAATACTTAAAAATATCAAAGGTGTTTTTGCTACTCCAACAGTAACAAAAGACCCTAAAGCTGGCGAGGTTAAAGTAAAAGCCGTACAACTTAAAAAAACCAATGAGGAGGTAACCGACTAATGGATATATTAACATTTATACTAGGACTAATAATTGTAATGGTAGTGTTTATAACAGCTATTGGTATAGCTAGTATGAAATACGACAGTATTAAACTAGAAAAAGAAAACGAGGAGCTTAAAGAAAAGCTAAGGCGTAGAGTTAAAAAGGAGATAAAAAATAATGATAAATAGTATTTTAGAATTTATATTTTTAGTACTAATGATAGTAATAGCTATACTCTTAATTATAGCTATTATGGACTATATGTTATTTAGCAAAATGTTTAAAAGGAGAATAAGCAAGAGATTAAAGAAAATCGAAAATAAAGTATATAAGGAGGAGATTTAAAAATGGACGATTTACTAAATATTGCTACTAAAACAATGGAGGGGTTTGACCCAGCTACGGATAGCGTGGACACTTTTGAGGAAATTAAAGACGGAGAATATAACGCACTATTAGAGGACGTTACAGCTCGTAAAAATGATAAAGGTACTAACTGGATAAGTTTTAAGTTTAGTATCCTAGATAATGAGGAGTATAAAAATAGATTTATCTTTGTAAACTATTTCTTTACTGAAAAAACTATCGAACGTAGTATCAAAGCTATTAACAAAGTAGCTTATGAGTTTGGATACCAATTACCAGTAGACGCTTTTACAAGTTTAGATACCTTAGCCGAAACTTTAAAAGGTATGGCTGGTAATCAAGCTATCGTAAAAAAGACAACTGGTAACAGCGGTTTTGTAAATTATAAAGTAACACCAGTAGCATAGGTGCTACTATGATTATTACATACGATATAGAGGTGTTGCCTCAAGACTGGATAATGGTTTTTAAAGAGGGCGATAATAATTATCGAGTAATACATAATAACACGGAGGAGTTAAAAACCTATATAGATACTCTTACCAAAAATAAGAGTATCTTAGTAGGGTTTAACAATTATCATTATGACGACATCATAGTCGCTGGTATTATTTTAGGTAAAGACCCGTACCAAATGAGCCAAGATATAATCACAAATCATAAGTCTTTACCTTATAAATTAAATCTTATTAGTTTAGACGTAATGCAAGAGCTACCGCTAGGTGTTGGTTTAAAATCTAGCGAGGCTAACTTGGGGCTAGATATTGTAGAAACTCCTATCGATTTTAACCTAGACCGTAAATTAACAAACGACGAGCTAGAGATGTTGATAGGATACTGTAAAAACGACGTTGATAGTACTGAGTTATTATTTAAAAAACGTGCTGATTATTTCCAAGCTAAGTTTGAGATAGTTAACGAGTTTGGTTTAGATGTACCTAATGTTAAGAAAACTAGAGCGGTGTTATCAAGTAAAGTACTTAAATGTAGTAAATACACAGCTCCTAGAGATAGGCTACATATAGACTACGACCCACATATCGACTGGGATATTATACCTAGCGAGATTAAGGACTTTT